TGGCCTTGGTTTTGAGCATGCTTTTACCTGCGCATATCAGGCTTAATTTAGGCGCTGCGCAATTACTCAAATTTTAGCGATCGGCATTTGCGCCGGTCACGACCGAAAGAGAATCAGCAAGCAAGATAAGCAATCAAGGTACGCAAGAAAAAGCCAGCCAGAGGTTGGCTGGCCGAGATCCGAGCGAAGACAATGTCGCTGCTGTAAAATAATTACGTACGGTTAACGTCCCAATCAAACCACGGGGCGTGAAGTGAGTCTGTAGCGGCGAGAGCACACCATCAGTGTTCCGCTCGGGGGTAAGCTGGAACTTACGGCTCCATTCCTTTATCCGGGGTCGATACCGGTGTGCGCGCGTGACATTCATCGGAGCGCGAGTTGATGATCGCCCAGCAATCGGCCGCGTTACGTTTTTGCGGAGATGACGGTCGGGCATTGATGTCTTGCTGATGGTGCTCGATCCGTCTCGGCAACAATCGATTCAGCAGACTGCAAAACGAACGCGCCGAGCTCTCTGAAAGAGAGGTCAGGTACCGCGTGCCGACTTCTGCGAAATTGTCTTCATCGTTATCCCAGACGATCCAATTGTCACAAGGGTCGGGAAACGCTTCGAACCGTTGATCAACGACTTCCAACAACGCGCCTCTTCTTGATCGGGTGCTTACAATCAAAGACAGCGAGTAAAATTGGCAGGAGTTTGGCATGGTTGCGTGCCTTAAAATGTATGCACACGAATTGCGTGTCATAATTTGCTGGGACTTAATAAAAATGAAATGAAAGTGCGCGTCGCTGTTATCTGCGTATTTCTGACGCGTGCACGATAACGAACATAGCGGCCTATCGTCTTCAACGGTAAATATGACGACATAGTATAATAGGCGGTCAGATGCGCTCTTCACTTTTGCGCGCGTGGTGTCCTCTCAGGATCACATGCTTTCACGTTATTCAATGAGGCGCCTTAATCTTTCCGTTTACCCGATAATGCGAATGGCTTATTGGCGTAAGTGGATTGTGACAAGTTGCGCCCGCCGGACACCCGAGCGGGCGCTTTTGTTTGGGGATGAGTTCTAACGATCGCGCGGTGCGGAGCACAGGCAGTTACCGTGCGTCTGAGCACTTGTCGTCGAATTGAGTTTTCACATTATTCAATGCAGAGTTTCGCGGTTCTTGTTTACGCGATGGCGTGAATGGCCTATTGGCGTAAGTGGATCGTGACAAGTTGCGCCCGCCGGACACCCGAGCGGGCGTTTTTTGTTTTGAGATGAATTCGAAATGGCACAGCGCAGAACACGGACAGGCACGGCGCGCGATCGCAAGATCGGCACTCCTGAGGCCGGTTCCCGCGTTCGCGTGACGAACGTTCGCAAGGCGGTCAGCGATCTCTCGCCTGTCGATTACATGCTCTCGATTTTGCGCGATGAGACCCAATCGCAAGGGGACCGGATGGACGCGGCCAAGGCGGCCGCGCCGTATCTGCATGCGCGGCTGTCCGGGGTGAAGCATTCCGGCGAAATGACGATGCGCCACGAGGACGCGTTGAATGAACTTGACGACGCGCGAAAGACGAATCCGCGTAAAGCTTCGCGATGACTTCCCATATTACGCGTCGAAGTGCCTGAAGATCAGATCGAAATCCGGCAGGATGGAACCACTGATCCTGAACCGCGCACAGCTCCATGTTCATGAACGGCTCGAGGCGCAGAAAGCAGAAACAGGCAAGGTCCGCGCGCTGATCCTGAAAGGACGGCAACAGGGGTGCTCGACTTATGTCGAGGGACGGTACTATCATCGCGTCTCGCATGGTCGGGGTCTGCGCGCCTTCATTCTCACCCACGAGGACGCGGCGACGCAGAACCTGTTCGAGATGGTGACCCGTTATCACCAGCATTGTCATCCGCTGGTGAAGCCGTCGACGGGTTCGGCGAACGCCAAGGAACTGAATTTCGACGCGCTCGACAGCGCCTACAAGGTCGGCACCGCCGGCACCAAGGGCGTTGGCCGTTCATCCACGCTGCAACTGTTTCACGGCTCCGAGGTCGGCTTCTGGCCGCATGCGGATACGCATGCCGCGGGTGTGCTGCAGGCGGTCTCGGATGAGCCGGGGACGGAGATCATTTTGGAGAGCACGGCCAACGGCGTCGGAAATTTCTTTCATCGCAAATGGCGCGATGCCGAGACGGGCAAGAGCGACTACATCGCGATCTTCGTCCCTTGGTTCTGGCAGCAGGAATACCGCAAGGCACCGCCGTCGGAGTTTATGCTGGATGAGGAGGAGGGTGAGTATGCTTCGCTCTATGGCCTCGACCATGCGCAGATGTTCTGGCGGCGAAACAAGATCATCGAGCTGAAAGACCCTGTGTTGTTCAAGCAGGAATATCCGGCGACCGCCGCCGAAGCATTTCAGATGTCAGGACATGACAGCTACATACCGCCCGCGCTCGTCGCGCGTGCGCGCAAGGCGCAATGCGAGGCGTCGGGCCCGCTGGTGATCGGTTACGATCCCGCATGGATGGGCAGCGATCGTCACTCGATGGCGTGGCGGCGCGGGCGGCGTGTGCTGAAAGTGGAATCGAAGCAGAAGCTCGACACCGTGCAAGGCGCAGGCTGGGCGAAATCCGTGATCGATCGCGACAGACCTGCGAAGATGTTCATCGATGTCGGCGGCGTCGGCGCCGGCGTGTTCGACCAGATCAGGCATATGGGCGAGCCTTACGCGTCCATCATTGAGGCGGTGAATTTCGGCGCAGCACCTTATGAGCCACCGCCGCTCGACGAGCGCGGCAGGCCGAGCGGCGGGCCGCTGAACCGTCGCGCGGAGATGTGGATGAAATCGAAAGAGTGGCTGGAAGATTTATCCGGCGCCCAGATCCCCGACAGCGACAGCCTGCAGGCTGACGCGTGCGGGCCGGCCTACAAATACGACAGCAACACGCGGCTGGTGCTGGAGAAGAAGGAAGACATGCGTCGGCGCGATGCGCTCAGTCCTGACGAATGGGACGCGGTGGCGCTGACCTTCGCCAAGCCTGTCGCGCCGTCATCATTCAGCCGTCCCATCAACTATCCACGTCAAGGCATCGCTTAAATGGCAAAAATGTCCGTATCCACGCTGCAGGCCATGCTCGCGGCGGAGAAGGCCGATGCGCTGGCCGCGACCTCGTCCGCGCGCCTCTCGATTGAGCGAGCCGACGCAATGGACTACTACCTCGGCGACATGCGCAAGGACATGCCGCCCCTGGAAGGCCGCTCCAGCGCCATCTCCACCGATGTGGCAGACACCATCGAAGGCCTGATGCCGAGCCTGATGGAGATCTTCTGCGGTTCGGATGAAATCGTCGCCTTCAATCCGGTGAGCGCGCAGGACGTTGCCGCCGCCGAGCAGGAGACCGATTACGTCAATCACGTCTTCATGCAGCGCAATCCGGGATTCCTGATCCTGTATTCCTTCATCAAGGATGCGTTGCTGCAGAAGGTGGGGGTGGTGAAAGCGTGGTGGGAAACGCGCAGCGAAGAGGAGCGCGAGACCTATCTCGACCAGACCGACGACGCATTCGCGCTGCTGGCGCAGGCGGTGCTTCAAAGTGACGGCGCGCTCGCCATCGAGGCGCATACGCGGAAGGAAAATCCCGGGCCGGTCAATCCAGCCACCGGACAGGCGTCAGTGATCGTGACCCATGATGTCACCATCGTCACCACCCGCAAGTTCGAGCAGGCGCGCGTTGAGGGTGTCCCTCCCGAGGAGTTCGGCATCGAGCGCAATGCGCGCTCCATCGCGGCCAGTAACTATTGCTTCCACAAGATCGTGACGCTGACCGAGGCCAAGCTGATCGAGCAGGGCTATGACGCGGCACAGGTGAAGGCGCTGCAGACCTATGGCAACACCTCCAACACCGAGGAGCTCAGCCGCGACAGCGTCGACGAAGAGTATTGGGCCGACAGCAGCACCAATTCCGGCTCGCGCATCATCGAAGTGGTCGAGCATTACGTTCGCATGGATTACGATGGCAACGGCAAGGCTGGCCTTTACAAGGTGACGACTGTTGGCGGCCAGGAAGAGATCCTCCTGAAGGACGGCCGTGAGGATATCGAGCAGGTGGACATGATGCCGTTCGCGGCCATGACGCCCGTCATCATCACGCATCGCTTCTTCGGCCGCTCCATTGCTGACCTGGTGATGGACATCCAGAAGATCAAGACCGCGCTGGTGCGCGCGATGCTGGATGCGCAGTATCTGGCGAACAATCCGCGCACCATCGTCTACGAGGGCCTCGCCAGCGAGAACACCATCGACGATCTGCTGGTGGCGCGGCCCGGCGGCATCATCCGCGCCAAGACCCAGGGCGCAGTGGAGCCGTTCAAGCATCCGGCCATTGCCGGCGACGTGTTGCCCGTCATCGAATACATGGACGCCACCCGTGAATGGCGCACCGGCGTGACGCGGCAGGGCCAGGGCATCGATGCCAACTCGCTGCAGAACGTCTCGGCCACGGCATCGGCCCAGGGCTACAGCGCGGCGCAGGCACGCATGAAGCTGATCGCGCGCATCTTCGCCGAAACCGGCA